GAGGCGATGTAGTGGTGAGCAACGATGTACTGCTCTGTGGACAGTTCAAACTGGGAAGGTTGGGCCATGATTAGTTACCTCAATCCATGTTGGAGGTATTGGTGGCGCGCACGATGCCGAGGTTCTTCAGCTCGTACACCTTCGACCAGTTGCCCACGGTTTCCAATTGAGCGCGGGTGGGGTTGGTGGTGGTCACCCCCCACTTTGCGCCAACGGGGTGGTAGCAGTAGTGCAGGTCGATCGACATGGCATCGCTCTTGGCGAGGATGTCACGGTCGGTCTCAGTCTGCATTGCCATCTGCTCGCCACTGGCAACAGCGCCAGCAGTGAAGAAGTAGGTGGCATACTCGGTCGAAGAACCGCTGCCATCGGTCTGCACATCGTCAGACACGATCACACGCAGGCCCATGTAGGTGGGCACGCTCACGGGGCCATATGCGGGGGCAATGCTGCCACCCACAAAGTCGGTCACGCTGGAGGTGAGACGGGCATCGGTCTCGGTCACATAGTCGATTGCCTTGCGCTCAACCAGGTCGTAGTAGACCTTAGAGTGCATGGCAACGGCAGCCAGCTTGTCGCCCTGGTCGCCCAAGAGCGCGCGGGCTTCAGCCACGTGACGGGGGCTCAGCACGGTCGGGGTGTCGCCCGATTCGCCGTCAATGGTCAAACCAAAGAAAGCAGCAGAGCTGGAGGTGGAACCCAGGCTGCCGAACACACCGGCCAGGCAGGACAGCAGGTCCTTTTGGCGCTGGTTGGCAACGTAGTCAGCGATCTTGGCGCCGATGGCGGCCATGGGGTCAGCGCCTGCTGCCAGGGCAGCAAGGTCGCGGGCCTCGAAGGCACGACCGCGGTGCAGGATCACGCCGACTTGCTTGTCAGCAGTGATTTTGCCGGGGGTCAGACTGGTGCTGTCAGACAGCACTTCGAAATCGCCGGAAAGGTTGGCTTTCCAGAAAGGCACGTTGATAAAATCACCGCCCTCCGTGGCATTCAGCTCAGCCATCGGCTGCACCACACCGGAAGCCAGGAAGGCATCACGCTGGGTGGTCTGCTCGATGACATACGGCGTAAATACCTCGGGGATGATGATGTCAGAGCGAAGAGTCGCCACGACAGATCCTCAAGATTGGTTTACGGTTGTGGGCGTAGCCCCAGCGGCTCGGCGTAGCCTTGCTCACTTACAGCTTCATCTTACATCGATTTAGCTGCAGCTTTCATTCTCTCATATAGATCGCGGTCGGTCCGGAACAGTCGCGATTGCTCAGTGAGATTGAAATGCTCGGGCGTGAATGGGTTCTTCAGGCCAGTCGGCATTTCGCTTGAGCCACGGTTGGTCGGCGCACCACTGCCCTGGGGCTTGGGCTGCTTTTGCATCCATGCGGGCAGCGTCTTTGCCCATTCTTGCACCGGAATGCGCTGGTAGCCGTCCACCACCACGACTGTGCCATCTTGCTCACGCTCGATCTTGTCGGCGCTGAGCTTGGTCTTGAGGATCAAGTCCGGATCATGTACAACATCTGCCAGCGCAGACACGGCAGGACTGACAAGCTCCAGCTCCCTGACGCGAGCTTCGAGCTCAGAGATCCGCTTGTCTTTTTCAGACGTGACATCGCGGAACTGCTGCTCTAATGCCTGACGAGCTTCGCTGTACTTGCCTTGGCTTTCGAGCTCTTCCTGCTCTTTGCGACGCTTGAACTCGAGCAGTTCGTTGACATCGACGCCATCCGGCACAGGCGGCGTCTTGGATTTCAAGTCCTTGATCTTACCGATCAATTCGTGATTTTTGCGCTCAAGCGCCTCGATGCTGCGTTTCAAGGCGGTGAGATCTTCAGTATCAGTCGCCGTAGGCTCCTGAATGATTTCGTCAGACATGAATGACCCGTAGGGCTATTTCAGACGCATCTTAACTGATCACTTTTTGCCGCGCTTGCCTTTTTTAGGCACGCCAGCTTGGCGCAGTGCAATCGCAAGTGCCTGTTTCCTGCTCTTGACGGTCGGTCCTTTGCCTGGTCCAGGCTTGCCGCTGTGCAGTTGACCGGCCTTGAACTCGGACATCACCTTGCCGATTTTGGCTTGCTTTTTGCTCATATCCTTAGGCATCGATCTTGCCGTAACGGCGACGCAACTGATCTAAGGTTAATTCTGACCCGTCATCACGTACCAACTTCGCCATCGCATTGTCGGCTCCATACTCTTGAGTCAATTTGTCGAAGTATGCGACCTTCGATTTACCCAGCACATCGGCCTTGACTGATGCAGGCTGGTCGTAGAGCCACTTGCCATATGTGGTGTTGGCGGGCACTGGCCCGTCCATACTTGCCCTGCGGCCTGCCGCTGGTGGCACAAAATCGTATCCGGCCTCCTTCAGGCCTTCATAGTCCACGATCGGCACCGTGGTGCTGCGGCAGTTGAAATGCTGCGGCGGCATCGGCCCTTTGCCATACTCAAACTCTTTGCCATCTAATGCCCGACAGATCGGTGACGTCTTGGTGTCGAGTGTGGCTACATACTTGTACTTTTTGGTAATGTCTTGGTTGGCCTCATATACTTGCTGGCTAGCTGTGTTCGCCACCTGGTTGATGCTGGTTCTGACCAGCGCCATGATCTGATTGTCCGCAACAGCAGTTGATTGGCCACCGGCTGCGATCAATTGCCGTACAGATTTGGCCTCTTCGCCAAACTGCAGAGATCCAATCAGTTTCTTTGCGATCTGCGGCGTCGTCTCGCCCGACAGGAGCCCAGTCCGTACCGTTTGGCTGAATCTCTCGGCCTGATCTACCGCCAAGCCCCGGAAGGCCTTCTCGACGGTCTTTCCGTTGGGCAGCGTGATCGTCGTGCCTTGAGATGCAGTCAGGCTGAATGTTTGCGGCGCGCCCTGGACTGCAGCCACCAGGTCGTCGCTCAGTGTCACCACGTTGATCTGCGTGGGGTCCGTAGTGACCACGGATTCTGCGAATTGCGGGCTGATCTCGACTGTGTTGACCAGCCTGCGGGCGTCTTTGGGCAGAGCCTTGCGCAGTTGTTCGGCTACGAATTCAGACTGCAACTCGGCCAAGCCCTGAAGCTCACTGGTGGTAAGTTCGGTGCTGTCGCCTGCCCAAGTACCCAAGCTTTCTTTGAGTTGTTGCAGAATGCCGCGCAGCCGTGCAGCTTTGTTAGGTGCAGACAGCTCATCAATGTTGCGTAATTGATCGACAGCATTGATGATCATGTCGTTATAGGCGTTGATGATGCGCCTAGCCACGCTGTTGCTGTAGCGATTGAGATCAATCGCGTTGCGATACAGCGCTGCCGGTACCACCATCAATCAAGTCCAAATTCAGCAGGATCAACATCACATATCACGGTCACGTCAGCACCGCATTTGATAGCCTGACTGACTGCAGCCATAAAAGCTTCATAGCTGTTGTTAGTGCGTTCCACGATTTGAAATTCATCGACTTCTTGTGGCTTCCCTTCTTTAAACCAGCTGAGTCGAACGACAGCAAAAACGTGGTCTGGGAGCGGCTTGCGACTGTAGCCGAGCGTCTGGCGCCGCGGTGGCCGCGGCTCCTTTGGATCTGTGATATTCATAGTCTGGTCTGTCATCACACTTCGATCGGCGGCATCTCTTCTTCAATGTTGGGTGGAGCTTCGGTCGCGCCGGACATCTCGATGAGCCCACCAGACTGAGTGGCCATGATCTCTTCATCAGTGTCGAAATCGTCGCCCAGGACCTCGCCCTGTGCGAGTTGATCAAGCAGCGTCTTCTGGGTGATCGTGCCTGCGGTGTAGAGCTGTAACAGCGCCAGTTGCTCCGCAGGGTCCAGCTTGGTACCCACAAAATCGCGGTTGACCAGACAGCTGCCAGCCTGTGCGATGTTCAAGTAATCAGCATGGAACTGCAGGCAGTTGTCGATCATGTCTTGCACTTGCTGGGCGATCACCATCATGGTGCTGTCGCCCTGGCTCCGGTCAATCCGCTTGGCTTCTGCAGTCTCTGCTGACAGCTTCTGACCTAGCACTGCTGACAAGCCCAGCTCGTTGATCTGCTTTTCGAGCTGCTCCATGCGGCGGAACTGAGAATCGAAACTTGATCCACCGGGCTCGATATATTCGGCGCGCCCCTCAGCTGGGAATGCGATCGCTTCGCCAGGCCCTGCTGATACCTCCTCGGCTGCGGATGGGAATCCGAAGAATGCCAGCATCGGCACCGCCGAAATGTGTAGCTGGTTGTCAAGATCGCTCTGCACCTGATACATCTTCAGGTTCAGCTCTGCAATGTCCTCGAGCGGCGGCCTCGAGTCCATAAAGCCAACGCGGTTGGCATAGGCCACTGTGAATGGGATCTCGGGCAGGCTGGTACCACCCTGCTCGGAGCGTGCCCACTCGGATTTCTCGTTGCGCTGCCAGATCTCGTATTCGCCTGGCTTGAGCACCCGCACCTGGTCCACTTGTTTTTCGCCCCAGTCGCCATCGGGCAGAATCACAGATTCGCGCAGCCGCAGCTGTGTCAGGCGCTGCGAGCCGTTGGCTTGTTCGGTGCGCCATCCGAGGATGTCTCGCGGCGTGTAGGTGACCCAGTAGGGTCTACCTTCGCCACCCTGCGGCGCGTCCACCAGCACACCTACGTGTCCGTACCTGACCAATTTGCGAGCGGTCTCATAGGTCCACACGTTCAGGTCATGACCCTGCAGATCAACGTCGAACAGGTGCTCTCGCACGATGTCCTCGACGTTCTCGAGCCGCACCGGTTTGCGGGTGAGCATGCCTGCAAGCATCCGCTCAAGCCGCTGGTAATACGGCGGGCACACGCTGCGTGCCAAGCGGTTGTCGTAGCTTTCGTCGAGTTCCCTGGGCTCTTGGGGAAGATATCTACGATGCTTCCTACGCATGCCGTAGGTGCCCTGTATCAAGTCCTCGATCAGAATCCAATGAGGCTCTTGAGCGGCCCAGGTCGAGTTCGTGTCTCCGACATTCGCGACCTTGCTGATCACGGCACGGTCGTAAAACCTATATCCGGAGTAAGTCATCCGTCTGGGCTGGGCTTTCTGCGATTCTACGTGAAATCAGTAAAGCCTGATTCCGGTGCCGCGTCCGGCATTCAGATGGAGCGGGTTGAATTCGCGCCAGATCAAATATCCCAGCGCATCATTCATGTGGTCGAATCCGGCATCTTTGTCGGGATCGCCCTTGTCTGTGTAGCTCTGCAGCTCTAACGATTCAATCAGCCGAACACACTTATCGAGAATCTGGATCCTTGTTTCTCCACGCCCATTCTCCAAAAGAGCCTGAACAGCAGCCACGCGATCGCGTATGGGGGGATTGCTTCGTGGGGATTGATTCTTAAACCCGTAAGACTCCAGGATCGCGATGTCCGTTTGCGTGGCATTGGTGCTGCGATTTCCACCCGAAGCATCTGGGTACATATAGACAGGATGCGCAGGATATCTGGTCCTGATCTCCTTGGCAATAGCATCAGTGTCATGCGCACCGCTGATTTCGTCTACGACAAGCAACCCATTTCCACGGCGCACGGCAACTACAGCTGACATATTGCCCACGTTGAAGTCGATACCCACACGTATCGGTTCCACAGCTGCGCTGTCGTACGGCGTCTGTGTGACATGCTTGGCCCGGTCGAACCGGTCATAGACCTGTCCGGTGTTGAGGTTGACGAATTGCCCGTCGAGGTACGCCCGAATCAGCTGCTCGGGATAATTGGCCATCAAAGAGTCGATGAACCCTTCTGGCAGATGTGGATTGTCCTGGGTGCGCGCACGGATCAAGTGCCTGTCCGGTGCAGTGTTCTTCTCGAATGTCTCCCAGGCCCACCCGAAACCCTCGGGAGTGGTTGCGATGTAGAACTGCTGCACATTGCCCGAGCGCAGACGGGCAAGCGCCATCCGGGCCGCCTGTTCGGCCACGCGGCGATTGGCGGTGTCTACCTCATCAAAGCCGATCGCGCACAGGTTCTGGCCTCGAATCCGGTTCCATGTCTCCATGGTCCGAAGCAAGATCGTGTGGTCACCCTCCCGAAAATGCAACACGTATTCAGGCAGTGGGCTGACCCTGAAATCGAACGGCAAGCCCAGCCACTCGAGCATGTCATCAAGTGAGCGCACCAGGATGTCGCGCAGCATCGGTGCAACTGGCTCAAACAGCGCTGATACGTAGCCAATGTTGGCCGCGGCGATATTAATTGCTTTTGCGCACAGGCCATACGTCTTGCCCGCGCCAAACCCACTGACCAGCCCCAGGATCCGGTGATCTGTATTGCTGCAGAACTGTGCTTGATGCGGAAGCAGCGTGCTGTTGAGCTTTGCGAGGATATCTGCTGAATTTGGACCGCTGTGGCTTGGCCCGGCCAGGATGCTGCCACCGGCGACACAATCCAGGATGCCAGGCATTGTGTTCTGCGCTGTAATAGCTGTGATCTAAATTTAGGATCATGCACGATATGTCTGATGTGAAAGAATTCATCGACATGGCAGCGCGGTATCCTCTGCTGACCCAACAGCAGGAAATCGAGTTAGGGCGACGAATTCAGCTTTGGCTCAAGCACCCAGACCCTCCACAAGGTTTGGTCAGATCAGGCCGGCGCGCTCGTGATCAATTCGTCTGCTGCAACCTGCGCCTTGTAGTGGCAGTTGCTAAGAAGTACCTCAGGCGCATTTCAGGCACGAGCATCACATTTGCCGACCTGCTCCAGGAAGGCACGATCGGATTGCAACGTGCGGCTGAAAAATACGACCCTGAATGCGGCTACAAGATGTCCACCTATGCATATTGGTGGATCCGCCAGTCGATAACCAGATCGATCGATATGAAAACCGGCATGATCCGGATCTCCAGTGGTGCCAAGCGCAAATTGCAAAAATTCCGCGAAGCAGCAGCGGAAGGTGGCACGATGACCGAGATATTGGACCGGGCTGGGCTGACCCAGCGTGATTTGAAGATCGTCGAGCAGGCCAGCATCTGCTACAAGGTGACCTGCTTAGACGGGCTGGATCTCAACGCGATTTAAGCGCCACCACGCATCGAACCACGACGTAGGAGGCTGCGGCGCTCGCGTTCGATAGAGCGTGCACGCTGTTTGGCCTGATTGCTTGTCTTTGTCTTACTGCGACCAACGCTGGCCACGGTGGTCGAACGGGCATACCGGGCATCGGATTGCGCCCGAGCTTTGTTGCCAGAAGCTTCGGCTTTCGAAGTTTGAGCGCTGCGACGCGCACGACTGCCTGTCGAAGTGCTGCGGGTCGCGCCACTGATGCTGGCGAATCTGCCTTTTTGGTCCCTACGTTGTGCCATCACTCGAAAGCCTCCGATTCCAGCTTAGACCACTCGGCCTCCCAGGCCTCCGGATCTTGATCACGCTCGAGCAGCACGCAGCAGATGTAGTTGCGCTGCTTGGGTGTCAGCTTGTGCAGCTCATAGATAGCGGCGCCAAGCGGGATCTTGTCGTCAAAGCCAGTCAGGGTCAGCACGATGTCGAGCATCTTGGTATCTTCAAGCTTGAAGTTGAAGGCGTCGTTGAAAAAGTCGTGGGTGGTCTCAAACATTGGGGAGAATCCCGATTGTCTTTTTATCATATCAGGACCGATCACGAAATGTCAAGGATTTTGTGACATTTTTTGAAATGGTTGAAGTCGATTGACATGCGTGATGCCTGTGATATTGAATGGTTTCAAGGGGTGAGACGCCCTGATCCCACGACTTTCAAATCATGACCACCTTTTCCGTTATCGACTTCGCCAAGCACGGCATCCGCAAATCGGGCAAGTTCTATTACAAAGATGGCAAGCGCATCTCAACTGCCGAAGTGTGGAGCCTGATCGACACCTGCAGCAACGAAGAAGCCCAGCAAGACATCGCAGAGACCGTACCTACTATGGTCGCCAACACGATCGAAGCAATCGACAACGGCACCTATTGGCAAGCCGAAGAACAAACAGCACCTGTGGCCGCCCCGGTGCTGACCTCAACCAACGATTCCTGGACCTTCGACAAGCTCAACGCAGCCACTCAGGCTTTCTTCTTCCAGCTTTGCGAGCAACTTCAAGAAGCCACAAAAGATGCGTCGATGATCACAGGTGCCAAGATCGGCAAAGACCTACCAAATATTGGCCTGGCTAACGCACCACGCCTGACCAACCTCAAGAAAGCTGGCGTTTTCGAGCACGGCGGCAAGGGCTGGCTGCAACTTACCGAGCGTGGCCGTGCGATCTTTCTGGCTACCGTCTGAATCGGAAAGCCTCTAGCCCCCTTAATGGGGGCTTTTCTGTATCTGGCCTTCCGTGGCCTTCCGTGGCCGTTCTGAGTGCTCTCCGGTACTCAGTGCCGGACGACTGATCTAGGGCACCTTCCCGAGGCTTCCAGACACCACTCCGTGCGCATCAGCGCTGGGCATGCAACCCTATGAGCAGGTGCATCTCCTTGTAAGCACCTAGGGCGACACCAAGATTGCCGTCCTCCTGAGCCTTGGTCGCCAGCGCTTCGAGTCTGATGAGCTGCTGGGTCATGAACTCACTGCGCTCGATCGTGAGTTCCTGCTGCTGCTCGTGCCTGATCTCTTGGATCAACTCATCTGCAGTCTCTGGGTTGATATCGAGCTGCTCATTGCAGGCGGCATTGATCCGCCAGCGCGGCCAGCCCATATCCATCCACAGCCGCAACTGCGTCTTGAGCTCTTTACGGCGCTTGGGTGATAGGGCTGGCATGCTTGAAGTCTACCGACCTTACTACATACATACTGGTTCCTTTTTTTCCCTAAAAACCCCCCTTCTTCCCCTTTCTTTCCAAAAATATTATTTAGTAAGTTGTAAAAACAGGTAAACGGCCAATCGGGACGGGCAGATTGCTACTACATATCCTTACAGGCTCATACTGATTGTCTCCATATTGTCTTAAACTCTCCTGACAGATCCTTACGCGTCTTGTAATATCCGAGTGATCTTAGGATCCGATTCACCCTTGTAAGTGTTGTATGGTTCTGCCGCTCCAACGGAATCTCCAGACAGTCGGTCAGAATGTCGCTGCTGAGTATGTACTCCAGGCGCCGAATTGATAGCCACATGGTGATCTTGTCGCGCCAGGCGTCCTCTGCGTACATCCCTCGGTTGCGGGCATTGTTGACGTCTGTTTCCTGCTCATCGAGGAACCATTTAGCCCCCGCCAGATAGTCACGACGAGCGCTGCTCCAGATCCTGTCGCGCAGATCCTCGATCTTCTCGGAATCGATCTTTTTCTCCACCGTGTAGATCACAAACCGGCGGTTGCCGGTCTCATCCGAGAAGAAGCCATCGTGCTTGTTGGTCGTGCCACAGAGCACGAACTGCCGCGGTCTCTCCTGATGCCCTTTGCCATATGCCTCGCGCACAAGATCGGTCTTGCGGGTGATGAAGTTCTTCAGCCCAGCTGACTCGTGGTTTTTGATTCCACCGTCAAGCTCGCCCCATTCCGCGATCCAGCGCATGTGCAAGCCCACGATGTCGTCCGCATCCTTGTTGGACTTGATGAAGCCCTCGTAGAACCAGGGCTCACTGGCCAAGGTGTTGTAGAAGCGAGTCTTGTGCAGGTGTTGGTCGCCAGCCAAGATGTGTACGAAGCCGCAGGGGCAGCCCGGCTCATAAATGCGAGCTACAGCGAAGATCAGCCATTTGCGCAGAGCGCTATTATCGAAGTCGTGAGCATCGCCACCGAGAAGCTCGCCCGCAATGTTCGCCCAGACAGCATCGGGCAGCGGATCCGTGCAGGTGTCCAGGTATTGCCGGATCGGGTGATAGGGGCGGTCACATGCGGCACGTAACAGCGCATCCTGTGCAGTCTGGGTCTGCACATCGATGCCGCTGTGCTGCAGGTCGATGTAGGCCAGGCGCAGAGCGGTCTCGTCCATGCAGGTGCCGTCGATCTCGATGGCACGCTTCAGGGTGTTGAACCGCAAAGCGCCACCCAGGCCGTTGTCGATGATATGCTTGAGCTCCAGCCCGCGGGGCTTGACCAGGCGTCCGGTGTCTGTGTGATGCTGTCCCAAGCGCTCGTACCAGGGCAGCTGGGGCAATGTTGGACCCTCCATCCGCACAGCACCACGCAGGGCATCCTTAGTAGCGCCGTCTGCGATCCAATCTGCGATGTCATATCCGTCGCAGGGGTCGTCCCAGGCCTCGGTATTTGAGGACTGCGGCCAGAGCCATCTGGACCCTGGAAATGCCGCGGCCAGACGCTCCATCAACTCGATCCCAGGGCGGTCCCTATCTGGGCACAGAATCAGGCGGTTGGCAGCGAATTTGGGCAGATCTGGCATTTTCGACTTCCAGGAGCCACTGCCATTGGGTACAGACGTGACATGCAAGTCCATTGCCCGCAGTGCCTCGGCGCAAGTTTCGCCCTCCACTACAAACACCGTGGCACCAGACTCGGGCAGATTCTCATACCACAGCGGCAGCAGGTCATCTGTCTTTGTGCCCTTGGACCAGGACACATCCTTGGGACCGTATGTGTAGTCGATGCGGCGGTGCAGGCTGCGCTTGCCCGCAGGCGTGAAATACTCCCATTGTCGGGTGCGGACAATCTCGCGCTCGGTGTGGCGCTTGAACGTCACACACTCGGCATCACTATTGATCTTGACGCATGCCCAGCCATCTGCCACGATCTCGCCCACCTTTAGATGCGGGTGGCGTTGCATCGGGCTGCAGGAATTGCCGATGCGGCAATAGAGCAGGTCATCTTCCCATTTGCAACCACTCGATGTGCGGCCACAGACAGGACAGGGCGTTCTCGTGCTCGAGAGCATGGTAAAATGATTCGAAGAGCAGGATTCGACCCCGGCTTGGGCTGGCACCCACCGGGGTCATTCCGTATATGACACGGTAACACGATCCGAAAGGAGCGTCACAGCATCATCGACGGAGCGGGCCACGCCTGCAACGCCACCGGCGCTGCGTAGGCGATCTAAAAAATGCAACTGGTCCTCGCGAACCTTACCCGTAGGCGTCTTGATCTCGATGCCGCAGAAGACGGCCACCTTGGAGCCGACCATCTCGGGCGTGATTTTTACAGTCTTCCAACCCACCAAGTCAGGTGAGCCTGGATGTAGTCCGAATTGGACCAGCCGCCCGTTCGTATCACGCAGAGCGCCGCAATGATTCCGAAAGATCGTGGAGCCTGGGCACTTAGCCGAGAGCGCCAGGCGAATTTCGTTTTGCAGGACAGTCTCTGGCTGTGCACCCATGACTAAGGTTCTCGGCAGCTTGGTTCACTGCCCAGACAGCGGCAGCACGCTGCACACTGTAAGCATGCGAGAGCTGATGCACAACAACCAACAGCTCGTCCCTAGTCATAGTATCCGCGGCACGGCGGATCCTCTCCATAAAAAGATCGGTCGAAATCGAAGGCTGAATCGAGGTCATAGCACCACTCGAGGTATTCGACCGTATCCATGTCATCGGTGCAATCCGACTCTAGATAGGTTACGGCCACGTTGACATCAGGTCGTCGTGAGAGCAAGAAAAGAAGCAGTTTGGTGAACCAAGTCATGACGGTTTGATGTTGCGAAGATCGTAGACAGTCACAAGGCGGTGAGTAAGTTGCACGCAGACGTAGGAAGACTCACAGACGCGTACATGGCCGCGCTGCCAATCGGCACCCATATAGACCTTGACTGGCGTGCCAACGCGGATTGAACCAAAGCTAGGAAACATCGGTCAGAATCAGACGGCGAATGCGCATGCGCTCTGCCCAGGTTGTGTACTCGACAAGCGATGCATCTGCAGCAGGCATAGGCTCGATGGGCACCACAGCATCTGCAACGGCGAGCAGCACACACTCCATCCGACAGGATGAATCGATAGTGCACTCGTTATGCCGCGGGTGCCAGTATTCGGCCAGACAATCTGCAGGCAAGGTCATCGCAAAGACAAGTACATAAAGCCCAAAAGGAGTGCACCTGCAATGCACAACAACAAAATGTATTAATCCTCCATCAGTGTTGCTCCTGCGTAGATTCCAAATTCAGAACAAACAACGCAAAGGCTGCATGTGTACGGATCGCATGAGGGCCAGGAGGCGCCATTGGGTAAGATTCTGCCCACCATTTGATGAACAGCTCTTCGAGCTCTGCGTAGCTAGGGGTTGTCATGGGAAAAAAGGATGCGGAGACCGCGTACGGTGAAAGATCCGAGCCAGGCCGTGCCGTCGTGCACGTCATAAAGCACCAAACCGCACCTGCGATGGGGTTTGCAAGCTTTAGTGATCGTCCAGCCGCGATCGGCGGCGATTTCAGCGATGCGCTTGAGAGTGAGAGTGGGTGCAAACATTTTGGGATTGAGTACGTCCAGTGTCATAGGCCATTGCCCACACACCAAAGATGATGGCGATGATGGCAAAGCGGTTGATCCAGGGGTTCATGAATCTAAACGCAAAGGTCAGAAAGAGGGCCAGCTTCAGGCGGCCAGCGCCGTCAGAGCGGTTTTCACGTCGGCGGCTTTGTAAAAGGCAATGGCCTTGTCGAGTGAACCGAAGTGGCGCCCCATGGAAAGGCTGCCGCAGGCGCTTTGGATATAGACGCTGACACGGCCGGGGATGCCAAAGCACACGCCGATCTCTTTGCCCTTAGGGCTGGTCAGGGTGAAGTAGGTGGCGGTTTCTTGTTGGATGAGGGTCATGATTTGGAGAGCGGTGGGGGCTCTTTGCCCCCGATTTACATATCAAAACACTTCAAAAAAATCAAAGCAATCATCAATATACAGCTTGTAACATGTCTATCATTTGCGTGACTTCATCACCGCATAAGCCCAGCCTGGTTTGTAGCCGCGGTCTTTGGCAATCTGCAGCAACTCCTCGAGGGTACGCGCCTTGCCCACCTCTTTGCGCTTGCTCTTGGCCTCGGCTGCAGCACGGCGAGTGTCCACCTCCACGAGGTCCGCTTGAACCTCCTTGGGCATCTCGCGGGCCACCGCATGCACATGCCCGCAAAAAGGACAAACGGCAGCAGGACGGTGGACCCCATAGCACGACGGGCAGATGCGCACAGCCACGGCGCGCAGGTCGCTGCGGCTCTTGGGCGCGATGCCTTGCAGACTCCAGGGGCGCACGTCACAAGGCAGCCCATGTGTTTGCGAATTGCCAGCGCAGTCCAGAATCACGGCCTCGCGGTCTGAAGGTCGCAAAGCACGGCCCACCTGTTGGAGATACACGCTGAGGGATGCCGTGGGTCGCAGCAAGATGGCGCAGTCGCAGGCAGGCACATCGAAGCCTTCAGATATCAGGTCTACAGATACCAGCACCCGCACATCACCAGATTTGAAGGCATCGAGCCTGGCGGCGCGTTCAGCTGCCGTCAAGGTGCCATCAACGGAGGCCGCGGCCACCCCAGCTTCATTGAAAGCGCCGCAGGTGAGCTCAGCATGCTTGATCGACGTGCAGAATGCGATCGCACGGCGGTCTGGCGCATACTTTTTGAAGTTCTGCACAGCGCTGTAAAGCACCCGCGATTCGATCATGCGCTCTTCTATCTGCTCAATCCGATAATCACCAGCTCGTTTCGACAGGCCAGACAGGTCAGCGCCAGTAGGTGGTGCGTAGAGCTTGTAGCGCGACAGGTGACCCATCTCCATGAGCCGAACCACAGACGGACCCTCTACCAGCGCATCGAATGAATCGATCAGGCCTTTGCCATCCAGCCGCTGCGGCGTTGCCGTCCAGCCCAGCACGTGGGCATTGGAATAGCCATCGAGCACTTGTTTCCAAGACCGCGCCGCACAGTGGTGCGCCTCATCGACGATCAGCAGATTGGGCGACCAGGGAAACGCCTTTAGGCGGCGGGCAGCTGAATGGATCGATGCAACCTGCACCTGCGCATGTACGACAGGATGACCAGGCGCGATCACACCGTGTGGCACATCCATCGCCGTGAGCCGCGCAGACGTCTGTGCAATCAACTCACTGCGGTGTACCAGGATGAGCACATTGTGGTTACGGTATGTGCTCAGCTGGGCGATGGTGCAGAACGTGTGCGTTTTACCGGCGCCCGTTGGCAACACCGCTAAGATCCGCCGATGCTCCTGCAGTTCAACTCGGATTTGGTCAATCAAATCTATTTGGTACGTGCGCAGGCCCATTACCGCGATGCCTCCTGCTCGAGCAGGTCTGCGAATGTGTCCGCATATTGCATCCGGCTGTTGCGCAGCCATTCGGCTACTTCACGGATTGCTGCGGCTGCTTCTGTGTCATAGCCAAAATCGCCATCAGCGCGGGCCATGGCTGATGCGACCCGCCGCACCAATGAACGCCCCGGCTTGGCGGCGTAAGCATCTGTGACTTCATTTTTCACAGCAGCATGAATTCCGGCGCCGAATTCAAGTCTCTCGATCCTGTCGCGCAGCTCGAGGATACAGGCAGATCCGCCACTATCTTTTGACGACCAAAAGACCACCTCTGCCCACTGCTTTTCAGTTGCTTTGAATTCAGACATCAGACGATCGGCAGGGTGACTTGTTCTTGCTGGCCTTGATATTTACCACAGCGGTCCTGATAGGTCGTGTCGCAGGGCTCGCCCTCGAGGAATAGCAGCTGGCAAACACCTTCATTTGCGTAAATGCGGCAGTCGGCACCGCTGGAGTTGCTGAATTCCAGGGTCAGGTGGCCACTCCAACCAGCCTCAGCGGGGGTCACATTCACGATGATGCCCATGCGGGCGTAGGTGGATTTGCCAACGCAGATCGCCGTGACATTGCCTGGCATCTGCAGGCGCTCCAAGGCCACGCCCAGGCCATAACTGTGGGCGGGCAGCACAAACCACATGCCTTCGCTGTCGGCGTGCAGCTTGACCTGCTCAAGATTCTGCGGATTGAACCGCTTGGGATCCATCACGGTGCCAGGTACGTGGCGGAAGATCTTGAAATCTTTGGGCGACAGGCGCAGGTCGTATCCGTAGCTGCTGCAGCCGTAGCTGAGTGCCGGGATGACACCGATGTGCCGTTCAAGCTGCGGGACCAGCGGGGTAATCAGGCCAGGCGTGCTGCGGATCCAAGCGTCGTTTTTGAGCATGAAGTGAATGCGACCGTTTTATCATAACAGATCTTGCAATACTTGACGCATCTGATCGATCGTGATTTACTACATCGGTCCGCTTTTTCACATGGACATCATCGACTACCACGCCCACAGCGGCGTATCCAAATCCAAGCTCGACTCGATCGCCAAATCACCACTCCACTATTGGAGTCGGTGGTGCGATCCCAGCAGGCTTGAGCCCGCCCCGACACCTGCCATGGAGCGTGGCACCGCCGTACACATGGCTGTGCTCGAGCCTGAAAAATTCGCAGTAACTTACGCCCAGGCGCCGGATGTTAGCCGCACCACCAAAGCAGGTAAGCTCGAATGGGAGCTGGCCGCGGCAGATGGCAAGAAGCTCCTGAAAACGGATGATTGGGACACCGTGCAATACATGTTGCGCTCGGTGCTTGAACATCCGATGGCGCACAAGATCTTGGCCGCGCCAGGCAGAGCTGAGGAATCATTCTTTGCCCAGTGCCCCAGCACCGGCCTCGAGCTCAAGTGCCGCCCCGATTGGCTGACAGATTCTGGTTGGCTGGTCGATCTGAAGACCACGCAGGATGCCTCGCTCAAGGGCTTCCAAAAGGCGGTTGCCACTTACCGCTACCACGTGCAGGCGGCGCACTACCTGAACGTCTTCAAGCTTGCTACGGGCACGCAGCCCCGCGGTTTCATCTTCATCGCGGTTGAAAGTACCGACCCTTGGGCGGTTCAAGTCTTCGAAGCATCACCACTACTGATCGAAGCAGGTGCCCTCGAAGTCAACCGCAACCTGCAGGCGTTAGCGCATGCAGCCTCCACCTACCCACTTGGATTGCCATGGCCAGGATACAGTCAGCACGTCACAACGCTGGACCCGCCGACGTGGATGAGCCCACGCCTGCCGGAAATGTGATGGAGAACCTCGCACAGGCGCTAGCTGCTTTCCAAGCAACGCACCACAGCGCCAGTCGCTCAGGCCGCGGCAATTATGGGCAGTATGTCACCTTGGCAGATGCCCTGCAGGCCGTCCAGCCTGCCACAGCATTCGGCCTGGCGCATGCGCAGACTATGCACTACTTAGGCGAGGGGCTGATGTCGATCCGCACCACGCTGATGCATGTCTGCGGCGAGAGAATTGAATCGGACCTGCCAATCCCGGTCAGATTCGAAGGTGGGCGCGGCAATGCCATGCAGCAGCTTGGCTCGGCGCTCACCTATGCCCGCCGCTATGGTCTCTTGTCGATCTACGGATTGGCAGGGGATGATGATGATGATGCCGAATCAACCTTTGCTAAAAAACAGACTGATCATGATGCAAAAGATTTTTTCTGATGCTTTAATGGGTCTGCCTGCTCAAGATGCATCAGCATCTGTCTTAATCATTCAGGAACAGACTCACCATGTCGCCCGATCTTGACCGGAGCAATCTCCTGACCCCTAGCGAGCTTGTCAAACGCTGGGAACAATCACTTTACCCAGTCTCGAATGTCACCCTTAGCAGGTGGCGCCGCGACGAAAAAGGGCCCAATTTCATCAAGATCGGCGCAGCCGGTCGCGTGTTCTATCTCCTCGATTCCGTGAAGGAATTCGAATCCACCCACAACATTGGAGTCACCATCCGTGCCTAATCCCGCCATCAATGCTTCGCTGTTCAAAAACGAGCGCAAGGAGCAGGACAACCAGCCCGATTTCACCGGTCCTGGCACCGTCACACCTGAAAACCTCAAGGCCATCTACGACGCAGCCGTATCTGACAAAGCGGTGTTCGATGACAATGGCGCCATCAAGGTGCGTGTTGCCGGTTGGCGCAAAGAGTCTGCCAAGGGCACCACGTACATCTCGTTGTCGATCCAGCTCGAGCAGCCGCGGCCTGAGGCCAAGCCTGCCGCCAAATCAAGCGGCGGAGATCTCTTCTAATGGCCTTGCACGAAGCAGACGAGCTGCGCCGCATTGCCGACATCATCGACGGATTTCCCAAATTCATTCGGCGTGACAAAGGCAAATTATCTGTGCACGAAGCCATCTCCGGGATACTCAACCGGCATGGCATCTTCAATGCAGCGCTTGAGATCGAACTTGAACAGCTGACTGAGGACTATCGCCAGACCATCGCCAATTACTACGAACGCCAGTTTGGAGCATGAGATCCGTCGAAGTCATCATGGATGGCCAGTATGGATCGACCGGCAAGGGCCTCTTTGCCGGTTATCTGGCTTCCAAACACAATCCCGAAGTCCTGGCTTGCGCTTTATCGCCCAACGCTGGACACACCCTGATCCTCGAAGACGGCACCAAACTGGTGCACCGGATGCTGCCACTCGGCATAGTCTCAAATAGCCTGCACACCATCGTGCTGGGTCCTGGCAGTCTGATCGATCTCGACGCCTTGTGGGAAGAGATCCAGAATGCCGAAATGCTTGGGCTGCTGTCTGAGTCTGTGCGCATCTGTGTTCATAAATGCGCAGCGGTGGTCATGAACCGCCACCGTGATGCAGAATCAGATGGTGGTACTGCACCAGGCTCTACCCGTAAAGGTGTCGGCGCAGCTCAGATCGAACGGATCCGCCGCTTGCCCGATGAAAACAACATCATTGGGCTAATGCAGCCGGTGCATCCAGTGTTTGACCGCATCACGCTGGCGAACACCCATGATCTGCAACGCATCTACCTGGAGACCAACCGCATCCAGGTGGAGGGGTGCCAAGGCTACAGCCTGAGCATCTACCACGGCCAGTATCCGTACGTCACTTGTCGTGATGTGTCTACCTATGGTCTGCTCACGGACTGTGGCATGCCGTACATGCGCTGGTCCGCAGTGACCGTCTATGGCGTATTCCGCACATACCCCATTCGTGTGGCCAACCGACCCACTTCTGGCGAGTGGAGCGGCCCGACATACCCAGACTCGCAGGAAACTACCTTCGAGGCGATCGGACAGGCCCAGGAGCTCACTACTGTGACCCAGCTCCCACGGCGCATCTTCACATTCAGCCACCAGCAGGCGATCGAATCCTGTGTGCAGAACAAAGTCGATTTCATCTTCTTGAATTTCGCCCAATATTGCACCAGCTGGAAAGATCTGCGCGATATGTGGCTTAGGCTCAATGAATGCTCGATGGTCTCGTACCTCGGCTTCGGCCCCAAAATCGACGACATTGTGCGCGTCGGCTCACCCAACATCACAGAGGAACATGTCCGAGAAATCTATGAGCGTGCAAGAGCTGCAAGCTGACATTGCAGAATGGGCAGATAAGCTCAACCCGCACCGCACCGCACTGAGCATCATTGCCAAAATGCTTGAGGAGCTAGGTGAGCTTATCGCCTCAGACAGGCAGGATGATCCGCTCGAGTTGGCGGATGTGCTGATCCTGGCGCTGGACTTGGCACATATAAAAGGAATCGACCTGACCGATGCCGTGCAGCGGAAAATGCGCGTCAACCGCCACCGCGTGTGGCGCATCGCAGACAACGGAGCCATGAAGCATGTCTCAGCTTGAATTGCGTACTGCAGCAGAATTTCTGCGTGCAAGCCACATTACCAGATGGGGAATCGTGCAGACCGCGGTTCCACAAAACATTGCGGAACACATGTACCGTGTTTGGTTACTTGTGCGTGCCTGGGGTCCGATCGTCGAGCTTACCGCTGATGAGCAATTTTTGGCCGAACAGCTTGCTTTGATGCATGACCTGCCGGAAATCAGAACCGGCGATGCACCGACGCCGCACAAGACTACAGAGCTTAAAGCACATCTAGCGCAAGTTGAGCAGGAGATTTATCCTGAGCTTCGTGCGTTGGAGGAGCAAGCACCTGCAAAAGTGCGAGCTCTGGTCAAGCACTGTGACACTGCCGAAGCGGTGCTCTTCCTGGAGGTGAACGGGCTGGGCAAACATGCAGCAGATGTGAAAGCACTACTGCGGCAGCAAATGCTGGATCGACTGGCTATGTCGCCATTTGACCCTGCAGTCCAAGTCACACTCATCAACGCGTTCCATTCCACACTGCACAGCACATGACCGAGCTTCAGCACAAAGAGATCCTCGAGCTCAAGGAGCGGGGCTATTCCAACCTTTACATCTCGGCCTGCATCGATGGTGTGAGCTACCGAGAGATTGAGGACATGCTTGGTCCCATGTCCCACCCAGAAGAGCGGATGCCACCCAAGCTGCGGGAATGGTGGATGCAGCAGCCTTGGGTGTGGCGTCCTGACAATCAAGAGCCGATCGAAGCACCCTGGGAGCGCGTCAGTCGTGAATGGTTCTGAATTCAAACTGCTGCTGACCCAGACTGCCGAGCATTTGTGGGAGCTGACTGAGAGCAAGGGCGCAGAATATGCGCATGATGCTGACCAGTTGGCCAACTTCAAGCGGTTGGGCAGCCAGCTTCGGCTGCAGCCCACCACGGTGCTACTGGTGTATATGCAGAAGCATCTCGACGCCATCGCTGAGTATGTCAGTGCTATCCAGGATGAGCGGATGCCGGTGCTGTCTGAGCCCATCGATGGACGCATCGACGATGCAATTCTCTACTTAATCCTTCTCAAAGCTCTAATCACAGATCTATCATTGCCAAACGCATGACCCGAACACGCACCCGTTTTCTGATCACCATTGGTGATCTGTATTTGGCCGACCCCGCGCCAGATGATAGTGGAATCAAGCTGACGAGTAATGAATTCTCAGCTCTAAAATTCGTGACATATGAGCGCGCATGCCATGTTGCCAAAGTAGCGGCTGCGCGCACCGATTTAGAACCACGTGTCCTCAGCTGCGAATTTGACTTCTGATGACCACTGCGTTTGATGACTTTCTCGACAATATTGGAAGATATCCGTTGCTAACACCAACGGAAGAGATCGAACTTGCCAGATTGATTCAAGCTTGGTTGCCCTTGCGCAGTCGGACCAAGCTGAGCAAATCAGAACGGCGCACGGCAATGATCGGGCGCCGCGCATACGACAAATTCTTTTGTGCCAATCTGCGATTGGTCGTGTTTGCCGCCAAGCGCTACTTGGTCAAGTCCAAATCGATGACCATCGATGATCTTGTGCAAGAGGGCTGCATAGGTCTTGCACGCAGCATTGAAAAATTCGATCCGGAGCGCGGCTATAAATTCAGCACCTATGCCTATTGGTGGATCAGACAGGCCATCGCACGCGGTCTCGAAGCCTATGACCGCATGATCAAGCTGCCAGTGGTCGGTGTTCAAACGCTGGGCAAACTGCGCAAATACACGCTTGAGTTTTATCGCGATCACGGCAGATATCCGACGAAATCTGAGTGCATTGAGCATTGCGATGTGTCAATTCACTTGTTTAATGCATACATCGCGCACATGGATGGGTGCTCATCGTTGAATGCCAAATGCACCAATGAAAATCACGCCAGCGAACTTTTAGATATAGTTATCGACGATTCCCGTTCACTTGAAGATTCGATTGAACGCAGCATGCTGCACGAGGATCTACATCGCTGGATGCAGTCATTAAATCATGATGAGAGAGATCTGCTTATCAAACACTATGGGTTGGACGATTCGCCGCCCAAGTCGCTGCAGGATATTGGCACAGGTCTGTTTTTAAGCCGCGAAGCGGTCAGGCACAAAGAGAATGTGATAATTGGCAAATTACGGCAAAAGGCCAGAATGTCTCAGTAGCGTTTGCACACATGCTGCCAGTATCAGCATGCAAGCATGTAATGTCTTGATGCTTCCATCTATACAGTTGGCCTACAAGTAATATCAACTCCGCCGCGTTCTCTTGGCCTTAGCGTTAACCATATTCCGCCAAGTGATTTGGGCATGACGATGCGTTCAATTGCCCAACCGCCAGTACCGCCAAATTCTTGCTTGTACGTTCCGGTTTGCAAGTGCCAGCGTTGCTCAACCCATGCTTTGCCATTTTCACAAATTCGATAGCACGGATGTGCCACCATGCTGCGTTCATGATTGTGGCCGTTGATCATGATATCAGCATCGGGTGCAATCGATGCATAGCGCCCACCACCCATAGTGCCTTTGGTGATAATGCCGCCCCATGCACCGTGGTGGAAGAACAATGTGCAGCGCCGCGTCCGACCAGATGACTGCCGAAATGCAAATCGCACGAACCCTTGATATCCCATGTGCTCGGTAACAGCGCCATCGTTGCGCATCAACCTGACCACGTTTTCTAGCGGGTCAATTTCTTGATTATTGAGCACGGCTGTTTCGTGATTGCCATCGCCCATCATCAAGATCATGTCTCCGTATGGCTTCAAAAAATCCGCTGATTCGCGGAATACCAGATCAAAGTAATTGCCACCGAGATGCTCTGGTCTGATGTCGCCTTTACTGCCACGTCGATCTTTTTTACCTTGCATCAAACAAAGCACATCACCAAACATCAACACATGACCGCCAACCTCTTTGCACTCATCAAGGTGCCGCAGCAGTAGCTTGCGATCACACTTTGGATTGTCGAGGTGAATATCCGACAGCAACAAAAATGTAGATTCTTCTTTATTGCTGTTGTAAGATATGCCAATCTCTAGAAGTTCTGGCGACACTCGTGTGGATGTGATCGCCACGCCGTTTATAGCGGCTTACACAATAGTCTAATAATCCCAACGGATACGTGGACGACCCAACCGCATGCCTAGATGCACGAATCCTTTCGTGGCACCGTAGCCAAGTGAATACGGCCAGGTCCGATCACAGTATTCTTGCACCTCATAGATGTCCACATCCTTGATGTAAAAGTCAATTGCACCAACGCCAGTCATGTTGTATAGGTGCTCGCTGTTGGCAGCACCTCCCACTTGCTTGTTGATTGCCGGTGGGCGATAGCCGGAGGTGATGATGATTGGTTTGCCGCCAAAATGATTACGAACTTTTTCTAAATATTTGCATATTTCCAAGGCTGTGTCACACTGAGCTTGTACTTGAAAACGGCGCTTCTCATCAAACAACGCCAATTCGCCGTAAGTGATATTAGATGCCACCTTGTAAGAGAACGGCCTGTCAGGCGTAAATCCATCGATTGTTGTTTTGTTTTGGACATGCTGATTCATCAGTTTGATCAGCTTCAACGCATAGCCAGGATCGGTAGCATAGCCATCTTTGACCAGCCAGTGTGCTGCTTTTTCTCGATCTGTTGCGTTATTGCAGCCTTTATATATGTGAAAATCCTTGTACCACCGCTCGACGAGGTAGTGGACGCAGGTTTCAAGATCCGGAAAATCAAGAAATGTATCCTGAATCGTGATCCATTGACCATTGATATATTCCTTGGTATTCCGCGTACTGCCTGATCCTTTTAAACCAAAGTAATTGTGCTCACCTGACACATGTTTGCCATAGCCAGATTCCAACGCCCATTGCGCCGCAACAAGTTCAGGGAATTTTGCTCCAGCCTTTTTGGCCGCAGCACAAACACCATCCCAGTTGTTGTCAAACTTGTCTTGTTTGCCAGCCTGACTCCAAGTCTTGAACCAAACCTGATCTCTATTTAAGATTCCGGGCTTGGCCTTAAGAATGGCAGATTCCAGCTCAAAGATGGCCGCCGTTTGATGCGGCATCTCCTTGTAATACTTGAACAGGTCAACTAGTCGCAGG